TTTGGTTGTTTGTTAGTCGTTCTCGTCTCGCAACCGCGCCTTCAGCATCAGGGACTGCGCTTCGTGGAGCTTGCTGATCGCTTGATCGAGGAAGGGCTTGCCTTCGCCTTCAATCTCCAGACACAGGTCATTGACGGCGTGGATAGCTTGGTTCAGCAGCGCGGCGGCGGCTTGGTGGTCACTGGGCTTCGTCAATGCTTGGTCTCCTCTTCTTCATCATATGCACGAGCGATGGTTGCCGCTTGGTGCATAGCTGAAGACAGCATACCGATGGCGGTGCTGCCGTTAGGTGCTTGAACCACGAGCCGGAACAAGAGAGCTGTGAGAGCTCCGCCCAGTACCGCGCCTGTATCAAACCCGTCGGTTTCCAGTTGATCGAGCAGGGCGTTCATTTCGTTGCCCGCATAGTCGAACTGCTTTTCAAGATCTTCGTTGTCGCTCATCCGCGTTGTACCCTTATCCACGCCGCAAGCAGCTTCTCTGCTGCTTCGACGGCCTCACGGCTATAATCACCCTTGGCTGCAATGGTGGACGTTTGCGCGTTGATCGCGCTGGAGACTGCGGCCACGGCATCAGTATACTCTATGCTGCGGACGATATCGAACAGCTCTTCTTTCTTACGCATCGTGACCCATCCTATCTAGCGCCAGAAAACCGGCCATTTGGTTCTTATGGTTATCAAACACAAACTCGTGTTTGATGTCGTGATACACACAGTATCCAACAGCATTATAGATTAGATTTTCTGGCGCTTGCGACTCGTCGATCAGGGCGCGGAAGGTGTTCTTGGCCCACCTTCCATGACCGGTGTGTTCGACGACAAGCCAGAACCAGTAATCTTCTTTACCGGCCCATGCCATCATGCGGCCATCGCCGCGGATCGAGGTGACATCACCAATCACCGTGGACAGGCCACTGACTTTGGCAATGATATCGACGACGACAGGCGGCAGTGCTTGCTGATCTTCCATTATGTTCTCCCTAGTTGATGTAACCCACATATAAGACTTGTCGCATACATAGTCAACACAAAAAGAAAAGCCCCGGAGATTTCTCTCCGGGGCCCAACTACGGGAACGCTCCCAACATACGCGATTTTATGGGAAAGACAAGGACTTTTTCGGGTCTAAGTTTCCGGGAAGTTGCAGGTTGCAAGAGCCGCAGCGCGTGGGCTCTTTGAGCTGAGTATTGCACTTTGGGCAGCGCCCCGCGTCCAGACGTTTTTGGATCATGCCCGGATCCCCGAAGGTCGGGTACTGGAGCTCTCTATTCTTCGGCCTCGTCATCCTCATCGACTTCTCCTGTTCCTTCGCATAGTTGACATTCCATGATGCGTTCTTCGAGCCAGCCGCCGCTCCACGCCATGGGCGCGGGGACTGCTACCTCGTATTCACATTCGCCTTCGCCGCCGCACTCCGGGCACTTCACCTGTAGCCCTCCCACTTGTAAAATATGTGATCGTTTATGCGGACAGTCCTGTATTTAACCTCGGCCCACTCAGGCTGAACATAGTCCGCATGATAGTGGGTTGCGCCGTCGGTGGGATCATAGGTGCGCTCTGTCATCGCGCCAAAAGCTGCGAGGACCGCGGTCTGCCATGCGTCTTCTTCGGTTGGCATGTCAGACTTGCCGTCGCAATAGTAGCTGAACTGGCACATGTTCCGAATGGGAAACTCAGGTTTCCAAGAGTAGGTGGGGCCCTGTTTAACGACGGAGCAAACGTCGTTGGGGAACCGGGTGTCATCCACCCGGTTCAACACAACGTGGGCTACGGCGGACTGTCCGACGAAAGGTTCGCCTCTGGACTCAAAGTAGACCGCCGTAGCAAGACAGATTAAAGCTGCATCAAGCATTCTTCTTCTTCTTCTGATACCACTTCTTTTGGTAAGCGTTGACCTTGTCTTGGTTTTGTTGCTTCCAATAAGCCTGAGCATACCTGTGAGAAGCGAACTTGCGCTGCTTACCCGTCAGGCGCTCTCCCGAGTATATGCAATATTTCCGCTTACGGCCTCTTTTTTTCGCCACATTTCCTTTGACGGGCTCAAGGGCTTTCGCCATTTCTTCGGGGTTTTGCATGAGCGGCTTGTGCTCACCGAGGGTCTTTTTAGCCGTGAGATCGTCGATCTCGATCTGACAAAGCACGGACAGAGCGACGACAGCTTTGACACTGTTGGGCGGAGCATCGTCGAAATCGTTAGCCATGTCGTTGATGGCGTCGAAAAGTTGTTCCAAGTAAGACATTCAAGTCTCCCGTATAAGAGTTGATAGAAGTTATCCCATACTACAGCTAAAAAAAGATGTCAACTGAATTGACATATTTTATTCAGCCGTCAGGATGCGTGTTTTTTGTAGATATCCCACATGATCCGGAGTTGACCACTAATAGTACGTCCTTCTACGCGGGCTATCTTGCGAATCTGTTCGTACACCTCGATGGGCACCAGCACAGATTTCCATTTTGATGTGTCCATTTACACCTCCTGTAAGGGAATATATAGGACAAGTGACGGAGATACAAGAGAAAAAAGGCCCCAAGCAGAGCTCGGGGCCAGTTTAGGGAGGAATACCATGAAAAACTACGTTGCTTCGCCCCAGCTAGGACCGATCTCAACATCGCATTTGCTTGGCACCTCTAACGGTACAGCATTTTCCATGATCTTGGCAACAGATTCTGCATCTTCACGATTTTTCACAGACATGGCGATCTCATCGTGAATTTGCACTAAGGGCAAGCGGCCCTGTTCATAAATATTCACCATGGCTTGCTTGGTCATGTCCGCAGCCGAAGCTTGGATAAGCCGGTTAAGAGCTTTGTAGGTGTATGCCCGCTTCAACCGGGTAGTCTCCCCATACTCTTTCAGAGCATCTTGATACGGCAGGGCCTTGTTCATGGCAAAGGTTGCGGGCTCCCAAAGATTGAACCGGCACTTGCGGCCCAGTATGGAGCGAACAGAGCCTCTTGAGCTGCGGCTATTGAGGCTGTTCATCACGCCGTTCATCAGTCCTTTAACAAACGGAACGCGGTCGTGGTACTGGCCGACTAGCCCTTTGGCTTCATCTACATCGATGTCGAGCTGGTCGGACAGCTTGTTCACGCCCATGCCGTACATCATGCCCAGATTGATTGTCTTGGCCTGCTTGCGCGGAATGTTAGCCATTTCTGCCACCATGGTATGGAAGTCCATGTCCGGATCTTCGCGGTAAGCGGTGACAAACTCCTCGACTCCTGCCATCTGCTGGCCGCGGGACCGGCCATACACATAGGCGTAATGGACCAAGATCCGCGGTTCCTGTTGCGAGAAATCAATCGCCGCCCACTGCTCGCCTTCTTCCGGCAGAAACAGACTGCGTATCATGGGGCCTAGCTCAGGGTCGCGGGCCGGGATTTGTTGCAGGTTGGGGTTGGACATGGATATGCGGCCCGAAACGGTGCCACCGTCATCTGATCTGATCTGGTTGATGTGCCCGTGAATGCGTCCATCTGCGCGGCAGTGCTTCATGATGGTGTTGATGAAGGTGCCGCTGGTCTTGTTTAGGTTGCGGGCCCGGACAATTAGTTGTGCGAGCTCGTGCGGGTGGTCCGCCAGAAACGACTTGGTGAAGGACGGGGCGTTCTTCTCGGTGCGTGGGTAGGGGATGCCAAGCTTGTCGAAGGCTTTCGCAATGGATGCTGCGGCCCAAAGCTCTACATCCTGACCAGCTACGTGCTTGATCTTGGCAAGCGTGGCCTTCTCTTCCTTGATCAGGTGGTTGCGAGTGCGCTCGACACGATCTTGGTCTATTCGGACGCCGCGCCATGTCATGTCTATCAGACACGGCAGGAGCTTGAGCTCAAGATTAGCAATCGGCCAAATCTGTTCTTGGGTCAGTTGTGTAGATAGGTGGTTCCAGAGCTTGAGTGTCAGCTCCGCATCTACTTGTGCGTAGGGCCCGACATACATTGCGGGCATCTTCCACATCTCAGCTTTTGGATCGAGACCAAACTCGCGGGCCGCGTCCTGTAGTGTGCGCTCCTGCTTCACCTCACCGAGCAGGTCGTAGGACAAGGCGTTGAGGCTGTAGCTGAACCGGTTCTCATCTAACAGGGACGCGATCAGCATGGTGTCGATGATGCGCCCGTTGATGGTAAATCCCATTTGCCGGATCCAGCCCGCGTCGTACTGGGCGTTGTGCATGATCTTGTCGGCGGGGCACTCGAACACTTTCTTGAGCCATTTGTTGACGATGCGCTCGTCGAGGTTACCGCCGCCAAGGTGGCGGGTAGGTATGTAGCCTGACCAGCCGTCAACTGCTACGGCGTAGCCCACCACCTCACCGTCACCGGTAGGCCAGCCGGGGCCGTTGGACTTGATGTTGGGGTCTCTGGTCTCAACATCGATAGCGATCTGCTTGGCGTCGAAGATGTCTGGCAGCTCAGCGGGCGGGACCCACTCACTTTTTGGTGCGAACATTGCCATCTGTAAGGCCATTGCCTTCTCCTCCTAGCGCGCCGTAGCCGCAGATATCTACCCAGCTATCTTCGTGGTCTGGCGTCACTATAAGCCTCGCCAGCTTCACCGCAACCATACATTGGTATACTTGTGAGACACTTACGTCAGTGTCGAGCAGCACAGACCACATGTTGGCTATGCGCTCGTGGTTCTCGTAGGCATCGCCGTAGTCTTGGGCCCGTGGGCCGTTGACTAAGCTCTCTGCCTTCTCAAGTATCTCTTTGCGGTTCATTGTACCTTGTCCTTCGGGCTGACATGTCGCCTACATTTCTGGCACTCGTCTTTTGCATATCGGACGTTCCAGCATTTCCAGACGTTTCCGCAAACGCACTCATACGTAAAATGAAATAAGAGGCTCATATCAGATAGCTCCTGTTGTCATCTTCGGGGTCTACCAGATACAGATTCTCTTTGGTGCGTGTGACGCCTACATAGAACACCCGGTGCAGGTCGTCAGGAGCCTGCTCAGCGGCTCGTGCTGCTGCGGGAGATAGATCGGTAAACAGGACGACGTTGTCGGCCTCACCGCCCTTGGAGCCGTGAATCGTGGACAGCTCAACGCGAGGCGTTGCATTGAACTTTTCTCCCCGGCGAAGTAGTGCCGTGATGTAGGCACGGTCGGCGCTAGGCAGCTTGTCCATTGCCTCGTGCCATATGCAGCCCCGGATGTTTTCTTCGATGCGTGGGGTGCCCATGATATGCACCAGTTCCATAAGGCCGTGATGCGCGATCAGCTCATCGAGTGACACGGTCTCGTCGTCATCGAGTCCGGGTAGTTTTTTGAATCCGCGCTTGACCCGCTCGCCGACAGACATATAACTATACACGGCTCGTGCGGCTGCACCGGTTATTCGGTGACCCTTCCTCATTTGCTCCCAGCCGTTAATGGCATCACTCAGTCTCTCGGAAATGGACCTCCGTCCGCGATAGCTGTAGAGGATGCCTCGGCTTTTGAGTTCTTGGGTCACGGGTGCTAAGAAGTAACCGGCTTGCGCCAGCACGAGCCACGATCCCTCACTAAAATCCAAATAGCTTACGTCAGGTACGCGCTCCACGAGCCCCGGGTCCTTACGGGGCAGGTAGGTCTTTGGGACACGGCGGTTGATCCGTTTGGCTACGCGCTCGGCTAGCGGGTGGACAGAAGCAGGTACGCGGTGCGATTGCTCAAGCACCTCATAGCCGCCGTTGAGGTTGATGAAGTGTTCTACATCTGCACCCGCCCAGCGGTAGATTGCTTGGTCGTCGTCCCCCGCGCAGTAGATGCGCTCGGAGCTCTGCTCAAGTATGTGGGCTACGTCCCATTGCAACGGCGATAAGTCCTGCGCCTCGTCGATAAATGTGATGGCAAGACGAGGGCAGAACTCCGCGCCTTCCCGGACGAAGACCTCTAGCATATCCGTGAAGTCGTAAAGCTGAAACCGGTTTTTGTATTCGGTCAGGCTGTCGGCAATGTACTTGACCCGATTCCAATCCATGCCCATGCCGCTTTCGTCATATTCTTCACGCAGGGTGACCTTGCGAAGGCGGGCTAGGTTGATAAGGCTGATCACGGGGTTGTCATTCTTGGTCAGGTCAAAGGCGTCGTCTTCACTCATGCCCTGCCCGCCAGCAGTCAGGTCGAACCCGATAGCGTGACCCAGTTCCTTATAGTGCTCTGTTTGCATCACCTGTTCTTGACGGATGCCTGACAGGCGCAAAGCGAAGCTGTGCAATGTGCGAAACCATGGCAGTTGTGTGGGCTCGAGGTGAAAGCGTTTGCAGGCACGTTCAATCGCTTCGTTAGCTGCTTGCCGTGTGAAGGCAAAGTAGCCGATATGAGCGGGATCTACACCAGAGCTAAGAGCCTCGTCCACTTTGTTAAGCAGCGCGGTAGTCTTACCGGTGCCGGGCGGTCCGTAGATGCGGAATATTTTATTCTTTTCCATCGAGGGCCTCGGGGTCAGCAAGGAAGCGATGGATGATTTGAGTGACGCCGCCGTAACTCATATTTAACTCTCGAGCGATCCACTTGACGCTGCGCTGCTCTTCTCGCCATTGCATGATCTGACGGTACTTAGCGTATCGAGCTTCACGTTTGGATTGTATGACTCCACGCTTTAGACTGGCTTTGCTACGCAAGCCCCCGGGCATGTCATGCCCCTGTTCCAAGAGCCGCGTTTCGAGTATCGCGATACTGCCCTTGCCGAGGTTAGGTATGTTATCGAGCTCCTTCTTCTCGGCGTACTCAATGAACTCCTCGAATGTCAGGTCGAACAGGAACTCGTTCTTGAGGCAGTTTCGGATACGTCGAGGCAGGACGAGATGGCACATCTTGCTGGGTTTATCCGGCAGTGCTTCAATCTCTTGTTCCCAGCGGACGCGCTGTGCGATGTTGACCACAATTTGGCACACACGTTGGCGTGACAAGCCCATTTCATCGGCAATGGATTGATATGTGCGAAGCTGCACTACGCGCTGCTCATGGATGTAATCGTTACGGTCTTTCATCAGAAAGGTGCTCCTTCACCACTGCCAAAGGATGGCGTTTTGATATCTACGTCTGCTTCGTCAAAAGCGGACACTTCCCAAACCCGAACAAGTCGTCCTTTAATTCGGAGAGCGCGACTTTGCCCGCCTAAATCCCGCAGACGTTGCGCTATCTTGTGCGTCTTATACTCAAAAAACTTATTGCGCTTGAGATACGCCTCAAAGTCTTTCAGACGAAACAGGGTGGTGCCGGTTTCTTCATCAGTCCACGGGCGCTTGAGCAATATCTCTTCCTTGTCATTGGCCTTTTGCATGTGAGCGCAGAACTCCTCTAAATAATCATAAAACTGGCCGCTTATGCTGGCGTCTTCGGCTACATCTATGATGGCGCTTTCGTTGTCCCGCATCTCATTCATTAGACCGCCTATGCGGCCCTCCCAAACCTGCTTACTAACAGACCGAGGCATGAAGTTAAGCTGCTCCATGCAGCACTTTTGAAACGCGGGTTGGCTCATCAGAGCTTCTGTATCCAACTCGACGGGCTCGCCGTTGACATCTAGAAACCAGACCGGCGGATTTGAGTTGTACTTGCGGAGGTTCGCGATAGCCGCGCCTTGGATAGCGGCACCGATGCCGTGCTTGCGGGTCTGGCACAAATCCTTATTGCAATGAGCGTTTATTGGAGAGTCGCTACACCGGTAGGCGTAGTCCTTCTTCTCAATCTGCTTGGCAACGATGTTGACCTCGCTGAGCGGCAGCGGCGGCTCCAGATACTGCAAGTTGTAGGTCAGGATCTCCGATTCCCAGCTATCCGGGTACGCTTTACGCAGATAGACGCCGATGTTGAACAGGCCGTTGTTGCGGCCACCCTCGGATATCTTGTTCTTGAGCAGGAACTGAAGGCACGGTGGGCCGTCCTTCATGGGTGATACCTCTTCAGGATCGCCTACCTGTAATGCCATCAGTTGCTCGGGCGTCTGCTTGTAGCTCTCGTAGAGCTCAAAGAACTCATCGAGAGTGGCGGAGGTGCCGTCGTCCTTGATCGCGTAGCGCAGCCCGTCCTCGGCGTCGTAGTACGGCAGGTTCAAAAAGTTGCCGACATCGTCGCGGTCAAGGTTGAGCTTAATTTGCTTTGGAAAGATTTCGCTGCCGCCGTACCCCAGCGCAGCGGAGATTTGTTGCAGCGTAGCCTGCATGTCCTTGGCATCTACCCATTCGGTGGTGAACAGGAAGCAATGCGCTCCACCGGACTTTGACCGGCAGACGACGAGAGGCAGCTTCAGCTTGCGTATTTTCTCGACAAGTACCTTATGGTCGAGTGGGTACTGATCAACGTCTACACAACCCCAGACACACTTGTTGTCCTCGTTAATAGGGATGATGCCGATGCCCCGTCCCTTACCGGACAGGTGTCCCTCCCACAGGGCCGTGTTCCGCGGTTCGCGGATGATGGCGGCTCTACCAGTGTTCTTACCGTTAGCCTGCTGTTTTTCGATTTTATATGTGCCGTAGGCGAGCTTGAGCCCGTCAAATATAGCTGAGAAAGTATCAACTGACATGTGTGCCCCCGTGAAGGATGAGGCGACAGGGGAAACACGACAATACCCTGCCGCCTCAACTGATTAGAACGGTACGTCGTCGGGGTTGATATCCCCACTCGCGGACTCGTCCTGATGCTTCACGACGACATCTCCAGAGGCTATGCTGGCAGCAAAGTCCTTACCACGCTGGTAGGTTGCCATGTCTTGAATTGGGCCGACGCGGCTCATTTCCCAGCCGTGCCAGCTACCCTTGGAGTTCTCCTCAAGTTGCGTCTTCAGCAGGTAAACGTGGCTGAAACGCGGCGGAGTGAACGGGCCGTTCTTGCCCTGCACGGTCAGGGAGGAGATCATGCTGTTCCACTTACGCGACTTTTTGAGCTGCGTAGACTTCATGGCAACCAGCGCGGTCTCAACCTGACCGTCCTCGTGCAGCACGAGCACATAGTGCTGGTGCGTCTCTTCTATGTAGTCACCGGAACCGTCTTCGACATAGTCCTTATTGTCCTCGGTAGACCGCTTGGTTTTCGGCATGGCCTCGCCCGGTGCGTAGACGGCCACAGGAGCGCCCGTCCCTTCGCCCAGAGGGGCCCAACGGATGAAACGACGCTGGTAGGCACACGGGACAACCTTAACGCCGTCCTTGCCCTTTAAGACGGCTCCAGTGACGGTGTTGTAAATGTCACCTTTGCGAGCGTCTTCCAGTACATCAAGTTCCTTGCTCATGCCGCCCAGAATTTTCAGGAACGGCAGCGCAAGATCTTCAGTGCCCATGTTCTCCAGACCCATTCCGGCATCTGCCTCAAACATGGTAGGATCGAATTGCACTACTTCCGCAGATTTGGTCTCTGCAACCTCATTTTTTTTACCAGCCATGGCTTAGGTGCTCCTCTTGATTATGGCTTTTTGTCCGACGTAGGCCCCAAACAACTCCATGGGAAACTCATCGCCAGCTTCACAACGCTCCTTTACAAAGGCGCGGAGGGTGGATGAATGAACAGAAGTGTTCTGTTCAGCCAGATAACCGTTTCGTTCTGCAATACTGCGGAACTGCTCAGCTTTTTGGTCCTCTCCCATGCCGAATTGACAGGAGATGATATTTTTGACGAGATCGCCGTAGCCGTTATCGCGCAGCCATGCGTAAGCCTGTGGACGGTTGTCCACAGTGCCATTGGTGCCGTTAGTAATTGATGCACCATATGTCTGCTTGATTGTGACTTCGGAACCGTCATCCAGCTTGAAGCTGGACAGACCAATCTCGGCCAACATAGTTGGGAGCTCTTCATCCGTCATCTTGAGGAGCTGCTTCTTAGCAGCCTTGAGGTCGCCCTCGAGACTTGCAACAAAGTCCTCTTGTTCACGGATTGCTTTAGCCAGACCGGCTACGCTACTCAAGTCGCTCTGTTCGAGCTTCTCGACGGAGGTATTCAACTTCTTCTCGAAGTCCTCCTCCATAGCTTCAAAGATATCGCTCATCGTGATTCCTCTTTCGTGATTAAAGACGCCTATCGGGTCTTGACAGACATGTATATATGCCTATATTTTCGCATAGTCAAGGAGGAAATCGTGAAAAAGTACAAGTTCAAGACTGAACCGTTTGACCACCAGAGGCAGGCACTCACAGATTCGTGGGCCGCGGAATATTATGCGCTGTTCATGGAGATGGGAACAGGCAAGTCCAAGGTGGCTATCGATACCATCGGCATCTTGCATATGATGGACAAGATCGATGCTGCCTTCATAGTGGCACCGAAGGGCGTCTATGACAACTGGGTAAAGGGAGAAATACCGACACATCTCCCAGACGACGTTGATCGGCAGATCATGCGCTGGACTCCTGCGAACACCAAGAAATATCAGGACGAGATGTGGAACTTCCTGTTCAGCGAGTTCCGAGGGCTGCGGATATTCGTTATGAATGTTGAGGCGTTGTCCACTTCTCGTGGCACCAAGGCTGCTGTAGCATTCCTGCAAAAGTTCCC